CTTTCGGCACCGAATTTCGATTCGGGAAAGCGAGTTTTTACCGATCATCTAATAAATTAAATGATTGTAAAAAGAAAGCTAAAAATTTACAAACAAAACTTTCGTTGTGTTTATAAAGATCGCTCTCTTCAGAAGATTTGTGATAATTATATTGATCACATCGAAACCATGATTGATAATCATGGAGTGAACAATACAATTATCTTTCATAAGGAAGTACTTCGGTTTATACAGCAAAGCTGTATGAATCAGAGTACAACTCTCAACCAAAATGTTTTACCATTTTGGACGAGAACCAAGAATGGAATCCCCCAATTCCTGATCAAGGGATTGAGGGTTCCATTCAAGGATCTTATGAAGGATTTAAGATTCAGACAGGGTCTTTTAACGATTTGTAATATTTACAAAACGTTAAGAGGTCCTATCAGTTACGATCTTTCAACCGTAACTCAAGTGAATCTTAAATCTCAAACTCCTGAATATCGCCCTTTGATTGATAAGATCTCAGACCATTTTAAGAAAACTCTTAAAGTGAGGTCCATTGATCCTTTTCTTTCAAAGTCCGATAACCCAGTTTTCCTGACTCCTAAAGCTTCGGCCAATGGGCCAAATGCTTTAGGGATGTCAAGTCTCCTGGACGCCAAAGCTGTCTGTGATTCTGGAATGCGTAAAACAATCTTCGCGATTGCAAGAGTAGTTTACACTAAACTTGCTTTCAAAAAGTTTGCTGAACTATTCCGGAAATCACTGTCTATGTTAAAAACATCGACAGATAGACGGGATGTAATACCTGGTCGTCTCCACTTCCTTTCGGAAGGAGGAGGTAAGACTCGGGTAATATGCATTCCCGACATCTGGAGTCAATGTGTCCTAAAACCAATTCATGACTACCTTTATCAAGTAGTACTGAAGAGGTTACCTTGTGATGGTACCTTTTCTCATTCGCTTATTTCTAAGCGAGTAAGAAAATTTACCAGAACCGGTGGACTGATCTGTTACGACCTGAAAGCCGCAACAGACCGTATGCCAGTTGATCTTCAAGAAAAGATCTTAGGATCTTTGATTGGAGATGAACTAGCATCACATTGAAGACATTTGTTGTGTGATAGAGATTATCACACGCCAAAGGGCAGAGTACGTTACGCTGTAGGTCAGCCTATGGGGTTCTTAACCTCATGAGCCGCCATGGCAATAACGCACCACGCCATCATACAATTTGCAAAGCAGGACAAGTCCTTCTATGCAATTATTGGAGATGACGTGGCTTTGGCTTCGAAATATGGGGCGGAGGATTACAAATGGATCCTCGACACCTTAGGGATGGATATCTCGTTAGAGAAGTCCATTTCCTCTGATGGAGAAGACCATTTGGGAGAACTTGCCAAACGTTTATTTATAAACGGAGGCGAGATCTCTCCTATCCCTCCGGACATTCTAATAAAATCAACGGGAACCATTGTTGGTTTCCTTGAATTTATAAGAGTGTTTTCCGAGAAATTCCACCATACAGATCCAGGTGGTTTTTCCGACTCTGAGTACCAAAACATCCTTGATGAGCTGTTTTTAATTAGCAAATTCAAGAATGATGATGATGCTCGGGTTCTAC